TCTAGTAACCGTGGCGGTATCTCCATCTGACATTCCCCAATGAATGGTACGAATGTTTACTTTAGGTGAAGACTGTGTTTCAGATGTCTTCTTTAGGTCGGTAGCAAGGGCAATAGTGGCAGACCCGGTCCCGCGCACTTTGACCACGCCGTGAACTTGTGTTAACTTTAGTACCGTTTTCGTTGCCATTTACTATTCCCTTTACTTATTTCTTCTTGCCGCGAAGAAGTTTAAAATCGTGGCCGTCTACTTTACCATTCTTATTGGCGTCAATCTTATGTTGATCACCCTTTAGTTCTTCGTCAGTCTGTTCGACTTCTTCGTTGGCTTTCTTAGCCCTCTTGGCCATCTCAATTGTTTTGAGCGCACGCATAGAACCCATCATGTCTTTGTTCATCTTGGCAAAAGACTGTGGTTTCTTTAACGAGCTAGATTTACCATCTGCACTAGTATTATAATCTCTTTCGTGCTTTCCTTTTAGGTAACGATTCGCCATATCAGAAGAGATTTCATCGATTGTTTCGACTTCTTCGTTCGACAACTTGGCAGCAATAGCCATCTGACGGCGCTTCTCGTCGCTCTTACCCTTGAATTGAGGAGCATCGGAGTCCTTGAAGTCCTTGATAACATCACCCATCTTGGCTTTCGCCATGTTGATGCGCTCTTGAAGTTGTTTATAGGTCTTCATCGGTGTCCTCTATTTCTTCTAAATCGCCATGGTCATTTTCGTCGGTTACTTCGTAGTGATCGAAATCTTCGACATCATTATCTTCTGGCGTATCGTTATAAATTCCCGCTGCCATATCTTGTCGCATTTGATCTAATTGTTCGCCTGCTTTAAGGTCCATAATATCATTAAAAACTTGTTCGGCATCTGCAAAGGTGCCGCTTTCAATGTTATTTATTAAGTCACTAATGTTACTGTTGTCCATCATCTTGTCCTTGGTTTTGCTGTTGAACCTCTGCTGGAGGTTCGCCTTCTAGTGGTGAATAGTCGGGCGGCGAAACTTCAGGAGGACTTGCATCATTTTGCTTCTTAATCTCTTCAATTTCGTCGTCGGATAATTTAAGAATTTTATCTTGAACATACTCTCTACTATACATTGTGCCGATAAACGGTGCAACACCTTGAAGAATTTCAACTCTAGACTGTAGAATTTGTTGTTCTTTGGATTCTGTATAGAAAGCATCGGTTGCAAAAACATACTTGATATCATATCTCATCTTTTCCCAATCGGCTTCGGTAATGATACCTTTGAGAATAAGTTGGGTCTTTAGTAGATCATCAAATAGAAGTGTGAAACGACGGCGCAGTTTAGAAATAAACTTTGTAAACTTCCATTCGTCTCTATTGATTTCAGCAGCACGACCAAAGTTAAGGCCAGTTTGCTGTTCAAGTCTTGACATCGGAACGTTCAACGCTTGATATAGTTTGCGCTGGAAGTATTCGATGTCTCCCATTTCGCCTAAACCCTGACCACCTGGTAGAGTTTCAATCTGTGTGCCTCTACCACCTTCGCGGCGCGGCAACCAAAAATCTTCAAGCATTGACATAAACTTTTTATCATCACGTATTTCCCCAGTCTGAGAATCGTAAACAACTTTATTACGATACTGGTTCATGATACCCTTGAGATACTGTTCGGCTTTAATCTTTGGAAGATTGCCAACATCAACGTAGAATACACGGCGCTCTGGCGCTCTCGTGATACGATAGATGACTGCGGCATTTTCCATCATACGCAACTGATTTGCTGGGCGAATAGCCTTATGCAAATAAGATAGCGGCATATTTCTGTCCATGTCCTTCAAGCCAGAAGGAACAAAGCAGATAGAATCTTTTTCGATGCGCATGGTGGCACCGGCGGTAGAAGTGAGTGATGCAGATGGTGTGAACGTTTTGTTTGGAATTAGACCACGTTCATTATAGATAAAGTATTCTTTAATATCTTTAATGAACTCTACACCAGTTTTTGCATCCTTTTCCTTTTGGATCTCTCTCATCTTCTTAATTTTTCTTGGGTCAATATAGCGGATGTCTGCTAGACCCTTCTTTAGATTGGCTGTGTCAACGACTTTATGAAAGAAAAGTCTTCCATCGATGTACCAATGTCTAAAGTAATCTTGGGCTCTTAGATTGAAGTCCAACATATTAAGTAGTAGTTGAAATTCTTCTTGAACCATCTTCTTAATATTCTTAGACAAATCTACTTCATCAAGATCTATCTTTACTGGAGCTTCATCGTCCAGATTTGCAATAGAATCATTTACAATATCATCAATTGCAGTATCGATATCTGCCATCATAGCAATATCACGATACTTACGAATCAATTCTATTTCATTATTTGTGGTGCCATCGATATCGATGTATGTACCATAGTAGCCACCGGCTTTGATAGTTTCTACGCCACCATCGTCCGTTGGCGCCACAAACGATTTCTCAGTTTGTGACGCCGTAGACTTTTCAATTTTATAACCAAATATCTGCATTAAATTATCCTAGTTGGATGGAATTATGCAGTCAGATAATGTGAGTAGTTAAAAGTTACGGTGAACTCTTCAATTACGTCATTCTGACCATACTGTAGACCAATTTCCGACATGTTAATCGGGAAAGCATTATAAAGAACATATGTCATAAGTGGATCGTCATTACGATCTAGATGTTCTACTGACATATCGACTTGATAGTCAATTGGATTTAGAATACCAGTGTTGGCTTCTAGATCATTCATACCATTCATCCACTCTTCGAATGGACGACGAAGTGACATTGCAGTATCGTTAACAACTGTGATTGTGAACGGATCAAAGATGCGCTCACCTGCCAACTTAACTTCGCGGCCGCGGTATTGAATGATTGTTGGGTTTACTGTTGACGCAGGAAGTGCTGCACCTGTAACCAGTAGCGAATATTCTGTATCAGGAACCGAACCTACGAAACCTGGGAATGTTAGAATAACACGAAACTGGTTTGGTCTAGCACCACCAGCCCCTAGTAACCCTTTAAATTTTGAAATATCCATTTATAAATCTCCTATTTCTATTTAGTCGGGTTATTAGGCACCAACTTCTGTGAACGATACTGAGGTGCGAACCGCAACAAAGTTCAACTGGATGAAGTTGATCGAACGTGCTGGCTTGATATAGATATCAGCAACAAATTCGTTGCGATCAATAACTTCACCAGTATTGTTTGTTTCGTCACAAACCACGCGGAAGTCAAAGATGCCACGACGACCACGAACGTCACGTAGGAATGGTTCTACCATCGAACGGAACTGTGCGCGAGTGAAGACATCGTTGAATTCAAAGAGTTGATACTTAGCCGCAGTTGCGATAGCCTTTTGAAGAACGATGAATAGACGGCGAACGTTGATACGGTCAAAAGCACTTGGCTTTGTAAGAAGTGTCTTATCACCATAAAGTAGTGTGCCTTCGCCCGGGAAGGTAACAACTGGGTTAACGCCGCTCTTATACAGAACATCACGTTCTGTTTGATTTGGCGACCAAATCAACTTGACAACATTCTTAATCTGACCACGATTGAAGCCAGCTGGTGACCACCATGCATCATTTGTTTGATCTGTGCGGGCGCAGAGACCAGCCGTATCAGCGTTCAAAGGAACATTGACGTAAGCATCATTATAGCGGTCATATTGGCGTTTCCAACCAGAATCCATAACTGCATATGAAGTATTGCGGTTAATATCAGTTTGACGATATGCTACAACATCGGCCGCTTCTTCACCTGCGTTGTTATAAACATCCTCTAGGGGAGGCGAGAAGAATACCATACAATCTAGGCGGGCAAGTGCCACGCTGTCGATTGCATATTGGACAACTGCTGCGGCATGACCACCGGTTAGGATAAGTGAAATATCTACTGTTTCTTTATTTGCGAATAGTGCGTAACCAGATTGAAGGTTACCAGATGATGGTGCACCATCAACACCAGCACTAAGATTATATACTACTGGGTCAGCTAAAGTGTCAAATTCTGTATTAGCACCTGAACCCCAGTTTGTGCTTGCTGGATGATCCATCCACCACACATATTGTGAGCTATTTAGAACTTCTTTGTAATAGTTATTTGTTCCGTCTGCAATTCTAGCACCCACCATTTTAGATGCAAACGCATAAGTGGCAAGAACAGTACCAGATGAACCAGAAAACTTACCATCTGTATCGACGATTACAATATGTATCTCGTCGTCATCGCTGTTGTTTTCATTGGCGTAGACGCTCGTGCCAGGCGCGGCGTCAAAATATGAAGCATAGTCCCAGCCAGTAAACGAATCGACATCTGCTATGTGAACTGCAAGAGAATTGCCGTAAACACCCGGGTATTTAGCAGCAATTACACCAACCGCTGCTTGGCCACTAGCATAGTTTGCTTCATAGTGGTCTTCATTCTTAATAAGAATAGCGGTTCCGGTCGAAATAGCATTCTTAGCGGTGCTGCCGACTGAACGAACTAGCTGAAGGTTGTTACCATAGCCTAAAAAGTTGGCTGCGGTGAACCAGTCGATTGTATTTTTTGGTAGACCAAAGAACTTTCTAAGATCATTTTCTGATGCTACGGTACGAATTTCTTCTACCGGGCCCCAGTTGAAATCACCCACAAACGCGCCTGCCGAAGTCGATACGGCTGGGATAACGTTTGTTAGATCCTTCTCAGTTACTAGGACTCCTGGCGATAATTGAAAAGCCATATTCTTCTCCTCGTTGTAAACCTGACAATATTAACTTGTCGTTTTATGTTTTTATTTATAAAAATGTAAAAGTTACAGTAGCCAACCCGCTCGTCGAGGTTCTTCATCGTCTTGTGTAACTTTCCAAAGGTCACCATTTGATACAAAATAGTCTTCTTGGTGTCCATTACTTATTGTTCCGAATGGAGTTAGTTCATCCTCGATGCTATCCATTTGATCTTTATACATTTTCTCACGAATATCAACATTTGTCATATCTTTGAAGTATGGATTACTTGTCATCCATGCTAATAGAACGAGACTCATTACAAGGTCATCAAAGTAACCTTCGTCTGCCTGCCAAGATCCCTGTTTTTCAATGAATGTAGAGAACTCGGAAATTGTTTCGGCATCAAATACTAATAATTTTTGTTCTTCAAGTAGAGATTTTAGAGCAAAACAACCCTGTCTCTTTACTTGCTTAGTCATTCTAACACCGCGCTGGGTCTTTGTACCAAAACCGGGTGATAGATATTGCTTTAAAGCGGTCTTTACAGTAGTCAGAATATTATCATACTCTAACTCCATGTGTAGAATATCGGCCACCTGTTGGCCGATATCATTGATTTCAACAAGAATATATGCCTTGTTGTATTCGTTACCCACTTTAGCTACGATGTTAGGAAACAACATCGGAGCAATTTTATTATCACGATACTTAGCAACCAGTCTATATGGCGCTTCGGTAACATCTAACAGTGTGAAAGCAGAATAGTCTCCACCTACACCTCTTGCCGTGTCTACACCCATAGCATAGATGTGGCCGTCGATGGGTTCTTCAAAAATATCCAGACCATCTCGTGTGTGAATAGGATCAATAGAACTCATTGCACCCAAAGTCTTAGCTGAGACAAGAGTGTTGCTTGAACCAAGAAACTCACAAAGAACTTCTTGGTTGAACTTTAGTTCTCCCAGTAAGCGAAGTTGTTCTTCTGCCCATGCTTCGTCTCTACCAGGAATTCTATGATAAGGAATAAACATAGGCACAAAGCCGTTGTTTCCTTTTTCAGCCTCATTCCAGAATTTCCAGAAGTGATTGTAGCCCAGCGGTGTAGAGGTCAGAAGAATCTTAGTTGTCTGACCCGCGGAAATTGTAGGATAAACAGAAGCAAAGAATTGTTCTGCGACGGTGTTTGGAATAATTGCCGCTTCGTCAATGTATAGCCAGTTAACAGACTTACCACGAATACCAGAAGCAGTTGTAGCAGCGGTGAAAATCTTAGAGCCGTTTTCCAGCTCTACGTCACCCTTGTTCCATGTCTTAACACCTTGTTGCATCCATAGCGGCAAGTTTTCATACATACCCTGATAACGAGCCATAACTTCGCGGGCAGCAGCCGTCTTGTTGGCCATGATAGCCACTGTCTTACTGTCTTGAAAGAGTGTG